CTTGTTCGTCTTTATCTGCCGTTCCAAATAAGTAAGCGTAGCTGTCAATAATTCGCTTCCTAAATTCCAAAAAAAAACACTTGAACTTATTGCTATGTCTACAGGCGTGAACTTCATTAACTCGTGCATTTCTTCCATTGGCGTATAATCAACTATTTCGTACTTATCTTTGAACTTCATTTTAATAGGTCGGTACATAACAGCCATTGCTTTGTGGAATGATTGTACATCGATTATGTTAGACTCTAAATCTACATACTCACCAAACGATATATCTTCTAACTCATTAATGAATCCAAACTTTACCCCTTGTATTTCAAATGTTCTTTTAAGCTCTAACTTATCACTGAATAACTTCTTGAAATGAGTTACCAAATCAATAACATCTGATAGCTTAATATTAACTACATTTTTTAGCTCTATACCGCAGAATATTTCAATCATTTTCTGTGATATAAACAGCTCCGAGTTATCCTTATTCGATGCAACTACCATGTATTTTTGGTAGTGCATCAAAGGTATCTCGTTTAAAGATGTTGGTATTACTAATTCTAACTTCATTTAATTAACTTTCTAATTCCTCTCCAATACTCTAAGCTGCCTTGAAACTTCATAATCTCATTGTCAATTGCTTCATAACAATTCAACTTCCAATCTGCACCATGTTCAGCTTTAAAATCTTCAATGATTTTGTTTGCAGTTTCCTTCAAGATGTCTTTCTTGTTCGGAACTTTAAACGTTACTTCTTTAACTTCTGTTTTCATATTTTGTTGTTTTAATATACACTATAATTTCCTTTGTTTGGATTCGCTAATTGATAACTAATCGCATATCGCATTGCATCGAGACAGTGATTCCATTTATCTATTGGCGTTTCACTCTTTTTTTCAAGCCAGCAATAGTTGTTTAATTCTTTAATCAAATTTACGGAATTTTCTTCAATAATCAAGTCATAATCCTGAATTAAACTTATCCCATATTTCACTGAATCTGCACCTTTAATTGTCGATACTATATTTAAACCTCTTGCTTTAAGTTCTGCTATCAATCTTGGCTCTGAATTATCCCCTACTATTAAATCACGTCCCGCAAATTGTTGATTTAATTGCGCAAGTTCCGACGTAGTTAAACCTTGCTTATGTATGTGCTCTTTAATATATATTCGTTTGTTAGTCTTATCAATTGACGTTTCGATTAATGTAGATGGGTCGTTACTAAAACCATAATCTTGACCGAATACACTTCCATTATCTTTGTTGAATGGTCCTATTCTCCAATTAGTAAATATAACCCCTTCAGCTTTCTCCAACCAGCCACCGAGTATTGTATGTTTATACTTATCTGGTCTACGTTCTTTTATTGTTTGTATTTGATTTAAAAATGATTCCGATAAGTTGTTATAATTATCTAGGTATGTCGTATGAATGTATGTTGTATCGCCTTTGATTACATTACTTCCTGCTTCAATACCTTTTGATTCAAAGAACTTTTGATAAATGAAGTGCTCTTTCGTAGCTGGATTTAAAATAAGTATTACCCTATTCTGTTTGTCTTTGGACCTAATCGAATAGTCAATCTTATCAAATGTATCTTCATCTGTAAGCTCTTCTGCTTCGTCTAATATCCAGGTTGTAACACCTGCTAAAGATTTAAGGTTTGCCGTTTGAGTTCCTGAGCTTGTCTTTATACCTTTAAATAATATTTTACTTCCTGTTCTTAAGTTTATAATCTCATCCTTTGTTATATGAAAATCTGAATGCTTATCTAGTATATCAATCTTATCAATAAATTCAGGAATAATAGAAACGTGAGCAGAAGTAAGTGTATATCTTGTAAATAGAATGGTATGCCCACTTTCATACGTAAGTAGTAGAAGTAGCAAGTTAATGCTGTAAGACTTACCACTACCCCTACCACCAGTAACAATAAAATATCTGCTATCACTTCCAAATGATTTATATTTAGGATTCAGTGTTACCAAAGTTAATCAAATCTTTTAGTGTTGTTGTATTAATTGTGATGTCAGATTCTACTTTCTCCTTAGGTTTACCATAAGCATATTCAATGATAATCTTTGATGCACTAATCTTATCCGTGTCTTTTGATTTATCGCTTACTACTATATTAGCTAGGCATTGTATTGCATCTAGTGAATAAGGCATCATTAAATCCCTAATTCTATTCTCTTCATCTTTTGGTTTTCGACCTGCTCCTGGTCTTGCTCCTCCTGGTCCTGCCATATGATTTTGTATTGTTTATTCAATTCAGGCAAATTACAAAAAAGTACTTACCTGAATATATTACTTGTATTATATCGTTATTAGTATGTGTCATAAATTCGTTTCAAATCATTATACTGATCTCTCAAACAAGAAGCACAAGAAGTATATTGCAAGTTCCCTGTTTGGAATACTCTGTTATGTGTTCTTTGCATTAACATAGAATCTACTAACGATGTTTCTGCTTTCTTTAAACCTCCTTCACTAAGCCAAAGGTATTCATCTTCATTAAGACAAAGTGGTTTCTTTCTATAGGACCAAAGCTCGTTAAGTTTTGCTTTACGTTCATCACATCCACAATCTTCTCCTAATATAAACTTTGCTACCTTATCTATTCCTGTTGCTTGGAGTACATTTTCTATTGTATCTCCTAGTCCTGTTGCTTTTCTTTTAGCCATTCGTAATCTTCGTTTAAATAATCTTGATAGTCTTCACTAAGTAAACTCTGTAAGTGTGTTTTTGTTCTATTGGTGGTATAGAATATGCAAGAAAGTGATATACCTGTCTCTTTTGATAGTTGGCGCATTGACTTACCACTTGTCACGTATAGTTCAAATAGCATTTTATCAAACCAATCGACATTATTAAGTTCGTCTCTAACGCGTTTATTTAGTTCCCCGTATGCAATTATACTTTCTGCCTCAGAAACAGCTTCAGAAACGGTCTTATCTAGTTCAGACGTGGTTGGTTCTTTCTTTAGGAAGTCGAAGTAAATGTTTCTCAAAGTTATCCATACAAATGATGTCGTAATCTTTTGGTCTGGTTTAATGTATTTATCTAATCGAAGGTACATTTCCTGAACAATATCTTCTGCCTCCGTTTTAGCACCAAAGGACCGAGCGATATTCACCCAGTCCTTATGTTTCTTAGCTATTACTTCTATTTGCTTAATCATGCTTTGTAATCTTCCAACTTTGAATGGTGTTAAAGAATACACCAGCTTCACGTTTAGACTCTTGAGCTTTCAGATTATAATCTACTTCGACAACATCTCCTACTCGATTATATTTAAGTACGTTATCAACTTTTGCTTCTCCAAATACTTCGAAGTTACATGATTGAGGGTATTCTCCTTCATTTTCTACTACATGAACATACAGCTTTTTGTAGTTCCCTAATTCAATTACCTCTCCAATATGTGTAATCACTCCTTTAAATTTACTCATCGTTTTTAATTTTTGACTAATATAAGTATTATTTATTTAACTGTGATGCAATTTCTTTTAATTTTTCAATATAAAGTGTAGCATCCATTAATTCCTCTTGTAGATGTTGCAAAAAGTCATCTGTATTATTAGCATCTAGTGTCGTTCCATACTTCGCTATCCCTATTTCTGACCTTGTTTTATATTCTTCAATTACCTTTGCTACGATTGCATCTTTTGGTGTGAAGTATTGTTTGCTTAATTGGTAAAGGTCATCACGCATTGTTGCGTTCTCGTGCTTTAATTGTCTTATTTGCTCGAACAATTGACTTACTAATAGTTGTTCCATTTTCAAATTGTACTTAAGTTCTTCTTTCTTTGTCATAATAATTCTATTTCTTGTTTAACTTCTTGCCAATAATTAATAGTTACATAATGTGATGCCATCCATAATATTTCATCAACTGCAATTAACGCACATCTGACAGCGTGGAGATACAACATACACATTGATTCGTTTTCACAGTCTAAGTCAACGTTAAACATTTTTTCAACCAACTCTTTTGCTTTTTCCTTTGGTGTCATATCTTCTTTATCGTTATATTAATTACTCCTTTCTCTAATTCTGCTATCCGTTCAAATGCTTTCTTTGATAGGTCTAGTGTTACTTTACGGAATGAACCTGTATCGGTTACTTTAACTATCACACTCTTTCCGTTATCTAAGTTAGTTACTTTTAGTTTAGTTCCTAGCTTATGTGTATTACTAGCACATGTCAAGTTATTTGCGTCATAAACTTGACCTGAACGCATAACTTTACCTTGGAATGAATCACTGTAGTAAGTAGCTTTAAAACTCGTTAGAACGCACCAAACACACATTGCGATTATTATTTTCATTTGATTCTTATTTTATCAATTACTTTACGGATGTTCTTAGTGATGTAAATATACTGGTCCGACTCCTGAACGTTTATCTCACTTGTCAACGGCTCTACATTTGATTCGAGATACTTGATAAAGTTATCTATTGTATCGTAGTTATTCTCTCTAAATATATTACCTTCTGGCATATCTTCCAACTTCTCTAAAGCTACTTGCATTAAGCATAGTACTTGGAATGTATTATTTATCTGTTTGTTCATGACTAATATATTTTAAATTATCTATGTTAAATACAACTTTAATTCCTTCTAAATCCTTTACTCTTCTCCATTGTTGATTAAGTATATCCTCTGATATTTTATCGAAGTCTCTACCAGATTCAAACCTTATAATGTCTCCGCACTTCATTGTTAATTTAATTATCATATCCTTTTAAAATTTTCTTCAAAGCATTCAACACTCATTACTATATCTAATCCTTTCGCTGGTTTAACTCGGATAAAACCATTGCCACGTAGTAATAACGTGACAACAGTATTATCTCTTTTATCCAAGTAATAATTTGATTTTTGCATCATAATCTTTTAAAAATATTTTACAATTATTTACTTTATCTTGCATTTGCTCAATCATAGATTCATCATATTCCAACTCAAAACTGTAAAAGCGTTCGTTGATTGGCATGTGACTGTAAAATATATCGTTACCGTAGTTAGCTTCTGCAGGTGTATCTAGTAAGGCGTATACTAACTTCGCTTTCTTTATGCCTGTTAAGTGCATGTAAACTTGTAATTGTGCTTCGTAGTCTTTATTGATTGGACTTGTGATAGCATCTAAGAATGTAACGTAGTCCCATGAGCATTTAGTATCTATTATAAATTCATCTGTAATAACATCTGGTGTACCGTTGAAATGCTCATCGTTGAAATGTACTATGTTTTTTTCTAGTATTCCTAATCCAAAACGTTCTGCACAAATATCGATAGCTTCATCTTCGCACATATTACCTTTACGGAAATACTTTGAATCTATCTCGTCACGTACCCCCGACTTTTGCTCTGCATACCATTTTTTTAGGTAAGTAATCATTGACGCCCCTAACTTTAATTCGTCTTTGCCGTTTGTTAAAAGCAAGCCTGACTGACTTGCTCTATGCCTATATATTTTATTTTCCATCGTTTAATAAATTTTGTACCTCAACAGATACGTTATACTTTGTTTTTACTTGTTCAATAGTGTAATTTCCACCTTGTAATGCTTTCTTAACCGCATCGAAGTTTGGCGTGTTAGGTTGTAATTCAGGAAGTAATTTAAATCCTTTAACTCTGATACCTCCAACTACTTTACCCATCATTTTTATCGTTTCATCAAATTGTAGCTCTACCTTAGTTCCAATCCAGTTACCTATATTACGTGAATCTAGTAAAGATAATCCTTTTTCTAGCACCAGGTTGTTAGCTATCATTTTACGATTAGAACTATTACAAACCATGTCCATAACATCTTCTTCAAACTCTAGAAAGTAACCATCCGTTTTGTTACCACTTACATCAACACCTTTTGAGTAATAAGCATCTTTGATTGTAAGTATGCAATTACCTTTCTCTGCTGTAATTATTGCCACATCTACACCGGCAAGGTGCGAATGTTTACGATATTTCATCGCGTCTATATTATGCTCCTTCATTGTCTTTGTTTTTAAGTATTATTTCTATTAAATCTGTCTCACTGAATTCCCACATTAAGTATTGCAATAAATCCATTGCTAATGATACCTGTTGTGGTTTTGTGTTAACTTCTTCACCTAATATGTAACCAAGTCTTTTGATTATTTTTAGGTTAATTTCATGCTTATCCGTTAAATCTGCTACTATCTTCATAATTTTACTAATTTTAATACGTTTAACTTTTCTTGAATAAATGGTGTAAGGCTTGGATATTTATCTAGTGCCTTCGTGTACATAATTTCCATTTCTTGGATGGTTAGCATTAACTCATCGTACTTTTTTGCTTTCTCTTCAGTTGTCATAATGTATGTGCTTTTAAAAGGTCTATTACTAATTTTTGTCCTTTAACAAAATCACTATCGATATTCATTCCATTGATAACTTTATCGAATGAATTAATTAATCTTTCTAGGCTTTCTAGTTTTGACTTGTCATTTACTAATTCACATTCTCCTGTTGCGTAATTAGTTTTAAACTCTGCTTTTAAATAAGGTGATACATTCATAATTCAAATATTAAATTGTTTTAAAAATACCGTCTGTTCCGTGCTGCCAACTCTGTACGAATACTGTGAGATTTTTATTTTTAATTATTTTACTATTTCTATTTCATCAAATTGAATGATGCTTTGACTTCCGGAAGATATTGTCATATTATTTCTTATTTGGTCAATACTGCCTTTGTATATTTTATTATTAAATTCTAAAGAATTAAACCAAATATTTCCAGCAACTATTTCGCAATCGTTTAATACTAATACTTGATTATTGTATTTTTTGTTTCTTCCTTTTATTATTTTAACTGTTGTTTTCATAGCGTTGTTTTGAATTACTTATATGCAAATATAAACATAAGGTTTCAATTACCAACAAATATTTTTAACTTATTTACAATTTATTTTTAAAACGCTTGATTTTACTAGGAAAAATTTATACCCGATTGCGTATAAAATAGGTATGTATTTTTTCCAATAAATCGAAATAGTGGCAAATGTTTGTCACAAAACAAGGGTAAATATGTTACAATATTGTAACGGAATAAGGGTAAATGTCAAGTTACTCGTCACAAATACTTGCTAAATATGTGACAAGAATGTCGCAAATATATGCTAAATATGCGACACAATTATTTGTAAAAGTGTTACAGGTGCTATTTATTAAAAGGATTATTTAGCTAAGGGGGGTTCGCTTTAAGGCTATACCCATAAAAAAAGGGTTAACATTGCTGCTAACCCTCTAAATACAAAAACTAATTTAACTATGAATGGTGCAAATATATTAAAATATGTGTGATATCCGACATACTTGTCCAAATTCTTTATGATGCAGGAATCCTTCAACTGCTTTTGGGGAATGTTGATATCCGTTTCTGTGATGCCATGAGTCAGTTCCGGATGGTGACCTAAGTGATTCAACCGTGCATCCAATGAAGTCTTTACTTTCTTTGTGGTGAACGTGATGCGTATAAACGTACCTGTGTTTAGATAAGCTCCATTCGTGTGAAAACTCGGTTGCCATCAATAAAGGTAGTTGCTCTTTTTTAGCTCCATCTCCGTGAGTAGTTCCGATTAGATTCTTTCCATACAGAAATCCTTTGCGATGAGCAATGCTGCAATCAAAAGTAATATTATCACAATCTTTAAACCAAGTTTGAATGACGTCTGCAAGGAAAAAGCCGTGTGTGTAATCGTGGTTAGATGGATTAAAAGTAAAATGCACATCAGCAATAGATAGCAAAGTTTCCAAGATGTCAACATATAAACGTTTTGCGATTAGAAAATTCGTATACCACATTCCATCCGTATCTTGTGGCGTTCCTCCGGTAGTAGTTCGTTTTGGAGTATCAATATGTAAGATGTCGTTTCCCCCAATAAACAATATCTTATCAATGTTAAAACCTGTGCATTTATCAAGTATTCCTTGCACTCCTTCTTTAACGCGTTTAACTGCTATTTGATTGTTGTAGTCTTCGCCTGTTTCAAACGCATCGCATAACTTTCCTATGTGGATGTCTGCAGGGTCAACTACTAATAAATGACCATCAGTTGAAGGATTTCGGAAGATAGTAGGATATTCAGGTTTGAAATCACGAATGTCTTTTATTATTGCTTCCTGTAATTCTTTGTAGTTGGTTTCCTCTGATTCCTTAAAGTTAGGATTCTTAAAGAATAAAGATGCGTTTTTAGATTTTAACCATCCGTGTTTTACATCACTATCATCTAAACCTAGTTCATTTGATTCAAGTTTAATGGCTCTGTAAGAGTTTAAGATTTCAATCTCATCTTCTTGCAGTCTAAAGCGTGTTTGTTTACTCATCTGAATAGTTTAGTGAGAAGTTGTAACCTACTTCTAAAGGTTTCATTAAATGTAAACTTAACTAGTAAGCCTAAAACGAACGCAAGTATAACTAAAAACCAACGTGTCTTATATTTAGTGATGTATTTATTTTGGTATTTTACCTTTTGAGCTTCCGCTTTTATGTATTTTGTCTT